TGCGCTGTCAACTGATCACGGTCCTGTGAACCTAACTGCGGCAACTGTCAGTTTTTATATGGGATCTGTTGTAGCTGCGAGCGCAGACGTCTTGAACGCGATTGGCGGCATTGTTTCATACCAATGGCAAGTTGGGGACACATCAAGATATGGGTTTTTCAATGCTGAGTTTGAGGTGACGTATAGCGACGGCACAAAAGAGACATTCCCAAACAATGGATATATTTCTGTTCACATTTCTCCAGATTTGGGCGAGCCCTCATGAAGTGTTGCCAATACAGCGCCGGAATGCTGCGTGAGCCTGTCACGTTTCAGCGGCTAGGCACGGCCACAAACGTTGACGGGAACGTAGTTGCAGGTGCATGGACGAATATCACTGGAACCCCAACAAAAGGCATGGTTAGGCCGCTGTCAGGATATGAGGCATCACAGGCGCAACGCTTGAATGCTGAGGTCAAGTTGCTGGTCGTGGTGCGCTACACATCGGCATTGCGTGAGGCAGATAGCGTTTTGATCCGTGGCCTTCGCCATAACATCCGCTACATCAAGAATGTCGATTTTGACAATAAATGGCTGGAGATTGATGTGGAAGGCGGGGTGGCGGTATGACTGTCACAATCCAGATCGAAGGATTGGATCAGGTGCTGGACACGTTGCGCAAGTTCGGCGCAAAGGCTGAGGCCGCTATTGATCGAGATGTGACGGCAACGGCGTTGGAAGTAAACACGGCTGTTAAAAAGGCGATCCAGCGCGGGCCAAAGACTGGCACAATCTACACCAGAGGAAACATAACGCATCAGGCATCCGCGCCCGGTCAAGCCCCGGCAACTGATACTGGGGTTTTGGTTTCATCGGTCTACTTTCAAAACACTGGCAAGATGAACGCGACCATTGGAAGCCGCCTAGCTTATGCCTATTACCTTGAGTATGGCACAACCAGAATTGCGCCGCGTCCGTCTTGGCAGCCCGCAACGGAAGACGGCCAGAAGAAGCTGAATGCCCGCGTTCTAAAGACATTGGAGAGGCTTGCAAATGGACCCAACTGAACTGCAAACCGCCGTCTTTGCGCAACTCAATCATTCCAGCATCACATCGACGCTTTCAACGGCCTATGGCGTCACGGCTGTTTTCAATGAATGGGTTCCACAACTGACCGATAGCGGTGATCCTCTCGGGTTCCCGTTTGTAACATTCTCATTCCCGGCGTCTGGATCATTCGATGACAAGGGCGCATTGGGTCAGGATAGCACAATCCAAGTTGACGTATGGGCGCGGTCAAACGGGACGGGCATCAAAACGATTGCAAACGCCGTGTATGATCGGATGCACAGGCAGGCGTTGAGCGTCACCGGGCACATCACGACAGAATGCACAGATATGGTGTTTGAACGAGATCCCGATGGCATCACGCGGCGTTGCCGGATGTCATACCGCGTTCTGGCAATAGCCTAGCGCATGATGGCGCAATATGTTATACCATAACAGAGATAGCTTAGGAGGCTTCCACAATGGCTAAGGTTGCAGGCCGCAAAGTGCGGATTGAATATAGCGGCACCCCCGTTGCTGGCGCAATGGCTGATGAAATCACGATCAACCGTGAGCCGATTGACGCGACGGATAAAGACGATGCTGGCGTTCGCCAATATCTGGCTGAACTGGGCACGTTTTCGATGTCCATGTCATGCTCCGGTCATCTTGATGGGGACGTTCTCGGCGCACTGGCGCGGTCAACAACTGCTGGCGTTCATGCGTTTACGTTCGATATCGACGGCCTTGGCGCATACTCTGGCAACTGGTGCATTACTTCGTTCGGCATCACTGGCAACGAAGGCGCGGAAACGGCTCAATTCTCGGCCAGCTTTGAAAGCGGCGGCGACATCACCTGGACGGCTGCCACCTGATGGGTGTTTTCCGCGACATCTCAATTCCTTTTGGCGGGCGTGATTACGTTGTCACGCCTTCCAACAGGCTCTTGCGCATGATCGAGGCCAAGGGGCGGCGCGACGACACGTCATTTAATCTTGTGGCGGTGTTTTATCGGGCTGCATCCGGTGCAGGCGCGGTCAACGAATTGGCCTTTGTCTTGGCGGAGCTTATCAATTCGGCAGGCGGGAAGACCACGGAAGATGGTGCATTTGCTGAGTTGATGGCTTTCAAAGATGCCAAAGAGTTCCGCGCCTATGTCGATCTGATTTGCGGCTGTGTCATGCCCGAGGTCAAAGAGACAAAAAAGCCAGAAGCCGACGGGGCGACGGCGATGGAGACGAAATAGCCCCGATTGACTGGGACGCATTCTACAGCCTAGCGCGGGCTTATGAAATCCAGCCAAGCGAGTTTTGGGGAATGACATTGCCGGAAACGCTTTTAGAATTTGAAATGCGCGAGGCGAGGTCTTCCAATAGGTCCGGGCTGACCCCGGATCAAGACGAAGAGCTAAGAGAGTGGATGGCCCGAGACTATGGCAGAGCGTGAAGTCAAAGTTAAGATCGGCGCTGATACAAGCGGACTGAAGACTGGCCTAAACTCGGCCAACGGAATGCTTGCAAAGTTTGGCGGCGCGGCTGGCATTGCAAAGGCTGCTGGCGCGGCGCTTGGGGTGACGGTGGGGGCTGTCGCGGCTGGCATGGTCGCGTTGACGCGGCGCAGCCTTGAACAGATCGACGCACAAGCCAAGCTGGCGCAATCGCTCGGCACTACGGTCACATCCATGCAGACGCTTAAACGCGCTGGCGACTTGGCTGGCGTGTCTATGGGTGGCATTCAGCAAGCGTCAAGCGATCTTACACGCAGGCTTTCGCAGGCGGCATCTGGCGCTGGTCCTGTGGCCGACGCGCTGGATCGTCTGAACCTTTCAGCGGCGGCGCTTTCGCAGGTTCCTCTTGATGAGCGCATTTTGACCATCAACGAGGCGCTTGATAAGTTCATTCCGGCGACGGAGCGTGCGGCTGTTGCGGGTCAGTTGTTTGGCGAGGAAGGCTCGCTTGCAATGGCTCGCATTGATACCGCGACGTTAAAGCAGGCGACGGAAGACGTGCATCGCTTTGGCGTTGTGGTTTCGGAGCAAGACGCGGATCAGATTGAAACGGCCAATGATGCTGTTTCGCGCTTGGGCTTGGTTATGGAGGGCTTGGGCAATCGCATGGCGACGGTTGCGGCTCCAGCCATCGAGGCCACGGCTAACGCGCTTGTGGAATTTGCTGGCAACATTATTGGCGTCAGAATTGAGCTTGATGAATTTTTCGGAACATTGGAAAACGCCAAAGCAATGCTTGGCGAGGAGTTGTTTGCAAAGCTGTTCGACAGCCCGGACAAGATACGCGAATATGCAACGTCTCTTGATGAGATCGTTGTTGAGATGGATAGTCTCAAAACCATTGCCGCGACTGCCGTCCCGCAACTTCAAATCCTAGCGGATGAACTTGACGATCTTGGCGAAGAAAAAGCCGCAACTGCAATGCGTAATTTTGCAGAAGAGATCGTGCAGGCAAAGGCAGACCTTGAAAGCCAAATAATTACGATTGAAGAGTTCAATGCGAAAATTGCAGACATTGCCATTCGATCAAAAGAAGTGGTTGATGAGTTTGAGAAAATAAACGGCGCAGACTTTAGCACGGCATTTGGCAACATCGCAAAACTTGCAACTGGCCTGTGGGAAGCTGCGACTGCCGCAAGGGCGGCGCGCGCTGCAATGAATGCGGCATTCTTTGAACAAAGCGACGCAGGCCAAAGGCTGGCACGATATGGAAGTAGGGCTACTACTTCAGATCAGCCGATACTGATGCAAAACCCATCTGCACTTGCCCCAACATCATCAATCAGACCGCAACAGCCGGGTGTTGATAGCTACCCCGGCGCAGACACTGGCGGCGGCGGTGGCGCAGGCGCGGGCATCAAGGATATGTTTGCCCAGCGCCTAGAGGCTCTGCAAGAGGGCTTGCAGACGGAAGCTGAAACCGTGCAGGCGTGGTATGACGACGGCCTGACAACGCTGCAAACGGCGCTAGAGCGCAAGATGGTGACGGAAGAAGAATACCGGGCATTGCGTGAGCGTTTGGAACAGGAGCATCAAGAGCGAATTTCAAACATTCGTGGGGCTTCTGACAATCAACAATTGAAGGACTCAGCCGAATTCTTTGGCGCTCTTGCAAATGTCGTCAAGACTGGCGGGGGGAAGGCTGTAAAGGCCGCTCAAATACTTGGAGCGGCTCAAGGTATGATCAACAGCTATATTGCGTTTACCGAGGTTCTGAAGGACCCGGCATTCATTGGAAGGCCATGGGCAAGGATCGCGTCGGCGGCTGGCGTTTTGGCTGCTGGCTTGAATATGGTCAACGCCATTCGCGGCGTAAACGCTAGCGGTGGATCGGCTGGGGGCGGCGGAGTATCTGCGGCTGGCGCTGTCGCATCTGGTGGCGGCACAACCGAAACCAGAACGGCCAATATCAACTTCTATGGCGGCTTCCAGCCCACGCAAGAAACCATCGGCATGATCGCAAGCGGCCTAAACGATTGGCTTGGCGACGGCGGACGCTTGAACATGAGGACTGCATAATGGGAATTGCGGTATCAACTGCCCGTGCGTCTGCGCTGTCATCAGCGGATCAGTCAAACAATCCATTCGTGGCATGGAACAATCTTGGCGCGGCGGCCACGCTTGGCGGCACGGCTGTGGTGACGGGTGGCGAGGCTGCAAACGCTGTCACTGGGTCAACCTATGACAAGTGGCGACCTGATGTCACCGCCACAACGGCGACATTGGCGTTTGATTTCGGTTCTGCGGTCAACATCAGCTTCGCCGCAATTGCATCGCACAATACAGCGACATACGGCGCATCTGTCAGGGTGCAACGGTCAACCGATGGTTCAACATGGGCTGACGCTGGGGCGGGCATCGTGACGCCTGCCACAAATGCCCCTGTAGCTTGGCGCATGGTCACAACGGGCAACGATGCGCAGTATTGGCGGTTCTACTGGACCGGGCTTACCGCTGGCGACGATCTGGCCGTTGGCATCGCGTTCATGGGCGATGATCTGGTTATCCCGCGCCGCTTGTATCAAGGCTTCGCGCCCGTGCTGACGGATACGGAAGTTCAGTTGCAATCCAATGTGTCGATTGGCGCGCATCTGCTTGGGTCAAGTGTCATCTCTAGGGGATCTAGGTTGTCGGCTGAAATCACTTATGTCGATCCGACATTCATTAGATCGGCAACATGGTTGGCATTCCAGACCGCGTTCGGTGAGGGCAAGGGGTTTTTCTTTGCATGGCGTCCCACGAAATACGTCGATGACCTGCACTATTGCGCCCGTGACGGCGACGTGATCCGGCCTGCAAATTCCGGGCCGCGTGATCTGATGAGCATCGGTTTCAGCGCGAGGGTTTATCAAAATGGCTAAAGTGGAAAGCATCACAATCCAAGTAAATGCTGCCCCTGCCATAATTGGCATACGCTTTGCTGTATGGCTTTTGCGAATTGGTGCGCCTGTGTGGCTTGGGTTTATTATTGCGCGATACTGCGCGTGGGTAAGGCTTTCGCACGGCACAAGCCGCGCTTGGGATGGCTGGACATGGGTTGGACGCGATATGAGGTTGTCGGATGGGTGAGCTGGGGCGCAAGCCTGTAACGCTGTTCGAGGTTGATATACCATACTGCACCCGCACGTATGGAGTGGCCCCATGCGAGGCTGTTTTGGGCACTACAGGGCAAGTCAAATGCTTCAATAGCAAGTTCACTTGCCAAGACCCGGATAACTATGACGAAGGCGTCAAGGTCGTCACGTTCGCTTACAATCAGGATGGCAATCCAGACATTCCCGGCATCTTCCCTGCATTGCAATCGGTATCAAGCCGACCGGGCGAATTGAACCTGTCCGGCATTGATCCGAACAAGTCAGCGCTGGGCGTTCGGGCACGGGTTACGGCAAGGCTGCAAGACTTCGCCAATAACGACACATGGCTGGACAAATACCAATCAGAGCGGGTCAGTGGGGCGGCGCTATTCTCTGGCGTTGGGTATCAACCGGAAGGGCGCGGGCAGTTCTTGGCGCGCATGTTTACGCGGTTTCCATACTACAGCGGGATGCCTTGCCGGGTTCGGCGCGGTTATGCTGGAGATGCGCCGGGGGATATGGATACTGAAAACTACGTTGTTTCAGAGGTGACGGGACCGAACGCGGCTGGCGTTGTGGATATCGTGGCGAAGGATGTGTTTGACCTTGCCGACGACGTTATCCCGGCTGTGTCTACTGGGAAACTTCTGGAGGCTTTGGCGATTGATGCGACAACGGCCACGCTAACGCCAACGGGCGCTGGCGATACCTATGAAGCAAGCGGGCTTGTCCGCATCGGTCGCGAGTTGCTGGCGTTCACTAGATCCGGCGACGTGCTGACACTAACGCGCGCGCAAGAGGGCAGTAGCGCGGCGGCACATAGCGCGCTTGATACCGTGCAGGAATGCGTTGTTTTGGACGGCCTGACGATCCCCGGCAATGCTGAGGAGATATTGACCTACAAGACGACGGCTTTTGACGCGTTCATCCCGACGGCTGATTGGGTCGATGAGAATAACACTTGGTATTCTGGCCTTGTTCTTGGCCGCGTGATCTTGTCCCGCCCAACGGTCAAAAAGCTGTTGATCGGTGACTTATGCGCCCTTGGCTGCATGTTCTGGTGGGACCCGATTGACCAAGAGATCAAGTTCAAGATCAACTCGCCGCTGTTGCCGGGGGAAGAGTATTACCCCGTAAATGACGAAAGCGGCCTGCTGGAAGGGTCGGTTGACATCGACCGGGCAGAGGATCAGCGGATTAGTTCGCTCTGGATGTATCACGCTGTCAGGGACTGGACGGATGATACGCTTGCCAGCCGCAACTTCAACAAGCTGACCATCGCCACGGTTGCAGACAACCAATACAAGGTTGACGTTTTGAAAGAGGTCTACACGCGATGGTTTGGGCGTGATGGGAATGATACTGCGGTATCAATCATAACCGAACGCCTGCTTGCGCGGTATGAAAAGACGCCTTTCCTTGTGTCCGGCACGTTGGATGTCAAGGACCGTCCGGCCATGCAATTGGGCGCGCAGTTGCTTGTTGAGACCTATGCCTTGCAAGATGTGGATGGCGCTGTTTTGGCGGAGCCGATGCAGGTAAACTATGTTGAATACTCGGAAGATCGTGTAAAGTTCCGGGCTGAGACATACAGCATTCAAGGCAAGTTTGCGTTTTGGCTTGATGCGGATACGGCCCCGGCTGACTATGATAGCGCAACTGAGGCACAGCGGGCGACGGGCGCTTTCTGGGCCGATGCAACGGCACCGGATGCAGACAAAGACTATGTCTGGTTTTGAAGTGAGGATTGAGACATGACGACCTATGACGCCTCTTCTGTATCGGATGCAGTCATTGCTTTTCGCAAGCCGATCACGTTGCAGCAAGGGCGCGGGCTGCGGGATAATCCAATTGCGATTGCGGAGGGGGCCGATGGAGCGCCTAGAATTCAAGGCTCTGCAATTGCCAGTGAAGATGACGGTTTGCCGATTATTACAGTTTCTGCTTCTGATTATACTGTAGTATCTACTGGTCATGGTCCAATTGCTGGGATTACGACTACATATGGAACGGCCTATGTTTTGGGGCAATCCTATACAATAAAGACCTACAACGGGTCAATGCGTTTCAAAATAAGCCACCGATCCAGCAACGTAGCAGCAACCTCAACTTTGCAACTAAGAAAAAATGGAACTGTGATTAATACGTTTACAACGACAAGCACCGCTTTCGTTCAAAGAATTGTTGATTCAACAGTTGCAGTAAATGATGTTTTTGAATGGTATCATACCAGTAACTTTTCCGGGGAACAATCTTATATTTCTGGACATTCTGTGTCGGCATCTGACGGGTATGTCCCAAAAAGTGCTTTTTGGTTGGCTAGTCAAGCATGACATACCGATGGGCAAGCGAGGCCAAGACGGCGATCATTCGCGATGGAACCCCGCCTTTTTACATTGATAGCGGACCTGAGTTTACAGCGGCAAAAGCCTTGGCGCTGCCATATCTTGCGCCACGCGATCGCATGATTGCCAGCCGTCGTCAAATCCGCTTGGCGCTTGGCGAGGCCGGATGCGAAGCCATGGATGCGGCGGCAAATGACGTGGCCTATCCATGGGCAATCCGTGAGCAAATAAAAAGCGCCCATGAATGGCATCGCACGGCGCAAGAGATCGACGAATTTGGCTGGATCATGGGATTGTCGGCTGATGAGATCGACGCGCTATTTGTGCAGGCTATGGCTTTTTGAGGCGTTATGATATAACATAGCCGCATCAATATCATCGGCGCTAACGGTAGGGGATAACATGGACTTAATCGAGGCCGCTATGAAGTGGATCGTCGCCCCGGTAGCGGCTTTTGTGTTCCTCCAATATCGCACGCAGCAAGTGCATTCCACGGATATTGCCGTTTTGAAGGCTCAGGCGGCGGCCAATAAGGAAGCGCATGACCGTGAGTTTAAGCAACTGCAAGACAGCTTCAAGGCGGTCTTTGCCAAGCTAGATGACATTGAGAAGGCGCTTCGCAAATGACCCGCAAGTATAGCCCGCGCAGCATCAAGAGCCTCAACGGCATTCATCCTGATCTTCGCCGCGTCATTGACCGCGCCTTGCAGGACAGCCCGCTTGACTTCGTGGTGATCGAGGGCTTGCGCACAAAGGAACGCCAGAAACAGTTAGTCGCCAGCGGCGCATCCAAGACCATGAACAGCCGCCACCTGACGGGCCATGCAGTTGATCTTGTGCCGATTGGGCCTAACGGTAAGGCCGCGTTCGACTGGCCACTGTATGACCGCCTCGGCCCCGCTGTGAAGGAAGCCGCTGCCAAGGAAGGCGTCCAGATCGTTTGGGGCGGTGACTGGTCCAGCTTCCGCGATGGTCCGCATTTTGAATTGAACCGCGAAGTGTATCCACCTGGCGATTGGGAAAGCAAAGCCAAGCCGCCAGTCGAGCGCACAACGGCGGCGCAATCATCCACGGTGCAGGCATCCGCTGTGCAGATCGCCTCGGGCGCGGGTGCTGGTCTTGCCGCTATCGGATCGCTTGACGGCACGGCGCAGATCGTGGCGCTTGCGTTCGCGGGGGTGGTCGTGATGACAGGCATGTGGATTTTCAAAGAGCGCTTGCGGCATTGGGCTGAGGGCGCAAGGTGATCGCGCGCATTAAGGTCTGGGCTGCATTCATTGGGGTTGTCGTCGCTGGACTAATAGCAACATGGTTTGGCGGCAAAATGTCAGCCAAAACTAGCGTTAAGATTGATGCGCTGAAAGATGAGGTCAAAGCCCATGAAATCCGCAATGAAGTGGAAAACCGCATTGCCGATGATCGCGCTGCTAAGCAGCGGTTGCGCGATGAATGGTCAAGGTAACTCCTGTGCTGGTTGGAAGCCTATCCGGCTGGATGCGGCATCCATTGATGGCCTGACAGAACGGGACGCCCGTGCTATACTGGCGCAAAATGAGTTTGGCGTAGCGCGGGGTTGCTGGGAATGATGAAGTTTGCCTAACATTGCGCGCCATTCTTCTGTGCTGCCTTGCGTTGTTCCCTAGTCCTTTCACGGCGGTCTAGGGAATCTTGCAGCACTTGCATGGCATCACGCACCATGCCGCGCTCCAGCATCTCGATTGCGTCTTTGATGTCATGACGATGCCAGCTTAGGTCTGAGTGCATTTCCTTGCGCTGTTCGATTAGCCGCTGGACGGTATGGCTTAACTGCCCCACTTCATTGCGAAGGCGCTGCTCGCGTTCAGTCTTCTCCATGCGGTTTTCCTTCCAGTTCAGCGAGGGTAAAAATGGCGTGGCGGCCTTCTACGTTTTCATCACAGGATATGAACTGTAACGCTCGCACCGCCTTCGCCAGCTTGGCTTCCAGTTCTTCGATGCGGTCGGCGGCTTCTGTTCTCGTGGCTGTGACACGCTCATCACGCAGCCGCTCCACTAGATCATCAGTCATCACACGCTCCTTATCAGCATTGCACACAGCCCCGCGCCGATTGCGCTGGCCACGAAAAACAGGACGAAAATTAACAGAAAACCCAGCCAATACGGCGGGCGCACGGGGTCAGGCGGCGGTGGATAGCGCGGGGTCATGTGTTTGCCGCCTTGCGCGCGGCGTTGGCCTCTCCTGCCGCTTCTATCGTGTGGGTGTCGGTCATGCTTTCCCCTTGCCTTGGCAATGGCGGCGCGGGCAGAATTAGCACTGCCAAGAACAATTCCTAATTCGCTCTCGGTGTTTTCTGCAAAGCGAAGAAGCGCAATTAACGCGGCCAGCAGGTCAGGCGCAGCGGCGATCAGATTGGAAGTTGCGATGTCGCGATCATCGTCTAGCCCGTTAGAATGGGCCATAAAGCAAACCCTGTTATCAGCAGAAGACCAAACAATGCGGTTCCAAGGCTCGCCATCAGCGCGCCAAGGCCCCGGTGTGTGCTGCGTGTCAGTCATGTCATTTGCTCCATTTATGCGGCGCATGGCCGCGTGTGTCAGTGGGTGTGTCATGGCGTCACTCCCAAAAATACGAAAAGCGCGGCATACGGCAGGTAAACCGCTGCGAATGCCGCAAGCGTGAGGCGGATCATCTGAAATCCTCCGCATCGGGCCGGATGCCTGACAGATCGTCGAGCACAGCGCGCGGCAGGAATGCCGTCACGTCGGTGCCCAAAATCTCCACGCAATCCAGCGTTATATCGGTCAGGGCGTCGCCGCTTTCGTCCCGCTCAAGCGTGGCGGTGAAATGCAGCGTCATGTGGTCAAGTTCAACTGAGGCTTTCATTCCGCAGCATCCTCGATGATCGTGATCGGCGCGGGTTCAAACTTGGGCGTCACGTCATAGCCAAGATCATCGGCCATCGCGCGGAAATGGTCGTGCACCTGGGTCAGCAAATACAGCGCCGTGTCGTTGTCGCGTCCGTGCAGCCAATATGCCGCATTGGTCGCGCCTACTATGAGTTCGGCATGATGCTTGCCCTTGAGCATATCGGTCGATTGCGTTGGTAGTTTGATGGTCATTGTCAGTTCTCCATGGTGGAGCGGGGCGCGTGGCCCCGCGTGGGGGTCAGGCTGTGGCTTTTTCCAGCTTTTCGACGTTGACCGTCAGCTTCATAGCTTGCGTGTAGCCCATACGGTCGATTGCATCAGCGTTGTCGCTGGCGGCAATCTTGGCAAAGGTGCGCAGGCTTGCGGCGTCTGGGCGGCCTTGGCTGTAGCGCTTGCGATCAACGGGCATTGCGGCCCGGATACAGTCAGCGCCGAAAACCCCAAGGCCGGAAAGCTGGACGCCAACCTTGAGGGGACGACCGCAGCAATCGCAGTTGGTTTCAAAGTCAGCGCCGATGATTTTGGTTTGAAAGGTCATTTTCGTGTCTCCCGTTGTGGCTTGCGCCGTTTCCATGAAATGACAATGCACGATTGCCCCTTGACCGTCAATCGGAAAAACGGCATTGTTTGCACATAACCAGCAACCAAAGGACAAATCAACAATGGCAACTGACCACCTAACAACGGACGCTGTGCGCAGGGTGATGCACCTGCACCCCGGCATCCGCGCGTATGAAATCGCGGAAATGCTAAAGATCAGCCCCAAGACGGCAGAAAAGCACGTTCGGGAAATCCGGGCCGAATGGAAAGGCGCAAGCGAATGAACCGGGCTGAAATCCTGGACGCGGCCAAACAAGCCGTGATGACTGACCGAGCCGCAACGCATGGGGAGCCAGAGGATACCTTTGCTGCGATTGCAGGCGGGTGGGAATGGTGGCTATCATCCCGCAAACGTGGACCGCTAACAGAATTCGATGTTGCCTGCATGATGTCGATATTCAAGCTGGCTCGAATGGCTGGCAATCCTAGCCACAATGATAGCGCCGCAGACCTTTGCGGATATGGATCAATTGCAGGAGAGATTGGCGCAAGAGATGTCAATTCTGGTGGCGAGTTGAGCGCATGAACATAATGAAAAGTGGAGGAACAGAATGAGCCTGCAAGAGTATCGACAATACATCGCCAGCCGCGCCACATCGCTTGCGCCGTCCGGTTTCAATCCAAAGCCAATTAACGCCAATGCTAAGGCGCATCAGGTTGCGGTTTTGGAATTTGCCCTCAATCTCGGGCGGTCGGCTGCATTCTTGGACACTGGCCTTGGCAAGTCATTTATCGAGCTGGAGTTTGCTCGGCAATGCGCCGATGAAACTGGCAAACCATCGTTGATCCTGACCCCGCTTGCCGTCGCTGGCCAGATGGTGCGCGAAGGCCAGAAGTTTGGAGTTGATGCGCGCCAAATCCGGGAACAGTCCGAAGTCGGCGCGGGCGTCATGGTGGCAAACTATGAACGGCTGGCAAAGCTAGATCCGGCTTCATTCGGGGCAATCATCCTTGACGAAAGCAGCATCCTGAAAAGCTACGCAGGTCGGACGCGGGCGCTGATCCAAGAGGCGTTCAAGTATACCCCATACAAGCTGGCCGCGACAGCAACGCCATCGCCAAACGATCACACCGAACTTGGCAATCATGCTGAGTTTCTGGGCGTCATGCGCCAGCAAGAAATGCTTTCCAAATGGTTTATCAATGACACGTCAACCGCCTCGCAAGATTGGCGATTGAAAGGCCATGCGGCGGCGGACTTCTGGGCATTCGTCGCGTCGTGGTCGCGTTGCGCTACGCTGCCATCGGATCTAGGCGGCGATGATACGGGATACATCTTGCCGCCTATTGACGAACATTTGCACATCATCAGCGCGGATCGCATGGAAAATGTCGAGCAAGGCATGTTGTTCCGCATCCCGGAAATGAGCGCAACTAGCTTCCATGCGGAAAAGAAGCTGACCATGAAACAACGATGCGACCTTGCCGCAGAATTGGCAAACCATGACAAGCCCGTCACGGTCTGGTGCGAAACTAACGAGGAAAGCGCATACCTGACAAAGGCGGTTGATGGGGCTATCGAGGTCAAGGGAGATCAAGACCCAGATGAAAAAGAACGCCGCTTGCTCGGGTTTGCCGATGGTCAATATCGCGCCATCGTATGCAAACCAAAGCTTGCAGGTTTTGGCGTAAACTGGCAACATTGCGCCCATGCGGTTTTCGCATCAATCAGCTTTAGTTATGAACAGCACTATCAGGCCAAGCGTCGGTCGCATCGTTTTGGCCAGTCGCAGCGGGTTCGCAATGACGTTGTGATGAGCGATACGGAGGCAAGCATTTGGGACGTGATCAACGTCAAATCTGCAAAGCATGACGAAATGAAGCGTTGCATGGCAGATGCAATGCGCGCGGCACAAAGCAATGCGTCGGTTCGGGTGGTGTATGATCGCCCCATAGACTTGGCGTTTCCAGAGTGGATCAAGGGAGAGACAAAATGAAACAAGCAGAATATCAAGGCAAGTGGTATGCGGTTCACAATTCGGATTGCATCGAGGGTATGTGGGCAATGCCCGCGCAATCGGTTGACTGCATGGTGACGTCAATACCGTTTGGGGATTTGTTTGTGTATTCAGATAACGAGCGCGACCTTGGCAATGCGGGCAGCGGAAACGACTTCCTGAACCAATATCGTTTCTTTGCTGAGGCTCTTACCCGCGTCATGAAGCCAGGTCGCGTGGCGTGTATTCACGTTACAGACCTTCCAACGCGCAAGGGCAAGCATGGCTATATAGGTCTGGAAGACTTTTCAGGCGCGGTTATCAAGGCTCATCAGGCGGCTGGCATGATCTATCACAGTCGAGTGACGATCTGGAAAGATCCGGTAGTCGAGATGCAGCGGACAAAAGCGCTGGGCTTGCTGTATAAGCAAATCCGCAAAGACAGCACAATGAACCGGATCGGCATGCCTGATTACATGCTGATGTTCCGCGCGCCGGGGGATAACCCAGATCGCGTTGAACATTGCGCGCCGGGTGACACGAAAGAGGCGTTGAAGATTGCTAGAACATGGCTCAAGGAAATGCACCGTCAAGGCTTGGCGTCTGATACCCCGTCTGATGATGTGCTTGTGGAACTGATCAAACATGCAGAGTTTGACGTTTACGAATGGCAAAAACTGGCAAGCCCGATTTGGATGGATATCAATCAAGGCAAGGTTTTGAACGGCTGGCGTGGGGCAAAGGCTGAGAATGACGAACGCCACGTGTGCCCGCTGCAGCTGGATGTGATCGAGCGTTGCTTGCGCCTCTACAGCAAACCCGGCGACGTGGTTATGGACCCATTCAACGGCATCGGATCGACCGGATATCAGGCGGTCAAAATGTTCAGGCGATATCTTGGGTTTGAATTGAAACCAGAATACGCCGCAATGGCTGGCAAGAATTTGGCTGAGGCTGAGGCATCGGCTGGCGGATTGTTTGACGCCGCATAACAAAAGCCCCCGGTCAGAAATGGCCGAGGGTTTTGCTTTGGCATATCAGGATTAATTGCGCAGTCGGGAGTTGAACCCGAAACCCTAGGGTATGAACTTAGGATGATACCATTTCATTACCGCGACGACGCCTCAATACACCATCCGCACGGATCGGCGCAACAAAAAAACCGCGCCGGGTTAGGGCGCGGCAGGTTGGCAGTCTCAGGCGGGAGAAAGGTTTTACTCTATAACGATAGGCCGCAAAGTTTCAACAAGCGTTTGATCGTTCAAGCGGAAAAGCCGAACTTGATCCGGCGTCAAGGATTTCTCTTTCAGCCACGCACGCGCAGCCATAACACCTTCGCGGCTTGCGTCTGTGGCAAAGACAATCACGCCTGTCTTGATTGTTCCCAAGTTCTGCCCCATAGTGTTGCGCAACACCAATATGGAGTATGCGCCATGAAAGATAAAGTCATCCACTGCCGCGTGACGGAAAAACAGCACAAGGCAATTAAAGAGGCCGCAGAAGCGGCTGGCATTTCGATCACGGCTTTTGTTGTGCGCGCCGCGCTTTCAGGATCTCAGCCAGCTTCGCACTAGCATCCCGCGCGCCCCTGCCGATTATTACGGTGTCTCCGATACCTGTCAGGTAATCATACCAGTCCATCTGTTCGTCTGACACCTTGCCGCCTTTCTGGCGTTTCATTTCAATCCAGATTTTCCACGCCGGAATATAAATGTCAGGCACACCAGGCTTGACCCCTTCTGCTTTCAGCTTTTTGGCAACCGTCATTGCGCGATGCCCGCCGTTTGGAATGTGAAAAATCAGCACGCCGGGAAACGCCGCTTCAAACCAGTTGATAAAGCCGACCTGCTCTTCGCTCTCAGAAGGGAATTTCGGTGTCGTCATATTCCGGTATCTCCCCATCCCATGAAAGCGTTTCGCCAACCGGTTTTGGCTTCCAGCCTGCGCTGTAATCTAGTTGCGTGATTTCCTCAAAGCGCGGGTCATCCGCGCGCGGCTTGATCTTTATCCGCGTTGGCATAGTCCAAGACTTAGGCGCTTCGGTTAGCGCATCTTCTGTCGTGTCTGCGGTCGCGCCCAATGCGCTTTTCCGGGCCTTGTAGCGGCTTGCAGCATATCCGCCATAGTCAGGGCACAGCCACTCGCTGATGGTCTTTAGACCGCAGTGATACGTTACCTTGATGCTGTCTGGCTTGCCGTCCTTCTTGTGCCGTGCATAGGTCACGCTATCTACGTCTGCCCATTCTGCTACGACTTGGCTTGAAAGCACAGCGCCGCCGTATGCGTTCGCGCCGTGGTTCAATTCAGGATCAGGAAACTTGTGACCGCACGGGCAGTAGCGCGCCCCTGCCGCGACCATTGTTTGGCAATCTGGGCATTCCTTTACAGGCGCGTCACCTTTGCCGGTGCCTTGTGTTTTGTCTCGAACGCGAACTGCGTCAATAAACCCGTGTCGCTCGACGTTGCCGCCAAAGTCAAGCAATAGACAATCGGTCTTTCCCGGCGCAAGACGCGTGCCACGGCCTGCGATCTGGACATATAGCCCCGCGCTTGCTGTTGCGCGCACCATCGCCACAAGGTCGGTTGCCGGGTGGTTAAATCCAGCGGTCAGAACGCCAATATTGATCAGACACCGCAGCCGCATGGCCTTGAAGTCTGCAATGCGGTCGCGCCGATCTGTTTTGTTGTCAGCGCCGGTGATGACCTCGGCATCAATGCCATGCGTGGCCATTTCGGCTTTAATCATTTCCGCGTGCTGAACCCCGCTGGCAAACACCAGCCATGACTTGCGGTCTTGCCCGAAGTGGACAATCTCGGCCACGGTTGCCTTGACCAGTTCCGGGTCGCTGGCCGCTGTCGCAAGCTGGCTTTCAATGAATTCACCGCCCCGCATTCCGACATTTGTCAGGTCAATCTTTGCCTTTGCGCCAATGCTGACCAGCGGCGACAGATAGCCTTGATCCATCAGCATTCCTACGGGAATGTCGTAGGCGATACCGTCAAAGATAGCATCCTTGCCTTTGTGCAAATAGCCGCTGTCAAGGCGGTATGGCGTGGCGGTCAGGCCCACGACCTTTACATCAGGATTGCACGTCCGCAGATCGTCCAGAAACTTGCCGTATCGCGTTGTCGTGTTTTTTGGCACAAGGTGCGCCTCGTCAATCAGGACAAGATCCGGTGCGGGCACCATATCAAATGCGCGGTCATGGATTGATTGAATTCCCGCAAAGGTCACTTGCCGGTCCAGCCGCTTTTGCCCGAGGCTTGCGCTATAAAACCCAAGGTCAACACCTGGCAAAAGCCCGACCAGTTCCTTGGCGTTTTGCTCGATCAATTCCGCAACGTGGGTCAGCATTAGAACCCGCGTGCCGGGGAACGATAGTGCATCCTCGATCAGTTTACCGATGATCAGGCTTTTCCCGCCCCCAGTCGGCACGACAATGAGGGGGTTATCGCCCCTGCCATCTGCCCAATACTGATACAACCCATCAATCGCTGCGCTTTGGTATGGTCTAAGTTCAAGCTTTGGCATCAGAACGGCATCCACTTCGCGGCAATGTCTTCGCTGTTTTCTTCGTTGCGGATCACTTCGCCTTGATCCGTCACATACTCCACCCAATCCGGCGTGGCGTCGTGAACCTCCCACGGCATAGCATAAGGATTAAACAGGTGCGCCTTGCACGGCTGTCCCATGGGCAAGCCCTTTGCGCAGGACCAAGAGCCATTGCCGGTGCGCTCTGGGCTGCTGTGCGCGCATGTGCGGCAATTGATTTCAGGCGGTTTGCCTTCATGGCATACGTGCTTGTAATCGCAAAACCGGCACAGATAGAAAGACTGGTCGTTGTTCAGCTTTGCAGGCGGCTTATCTGAAAAGATGATCTGCTCGGCCTTGGCTACAAGCTGCAATCCCATGGCCGGATCGTATTTGATCCTCTCCATGTAAATCTCGTCTGTGTTTTTGTTGACCGCGATAAAGGCGCAGCGCTGCAATCCAGACAGGTGCATCCCGATCTGGCATTGCGCGTAATAGACCGGCTTTGACTTCTCTACCCCGTCGCGCTTCATCGCGGCGAAGTTCTTGTCATTCATCGTTTTGAATTCGAGCGTGTGCGGCTGGCTGCTTTCCCGCAAGCCTTCGGCCACGCCATCAAGCGACAATGCAAAATGCCCCGCGCATTCGGTAAAACTGATTTGTCTTCCCGTCTCTGGGTCGCGGTCCCATACCTTTACCCCAACAGCGCGCAAGTTTTCCACAAGGCGGCTTTCTTCGCGGTCGCCAGTCTCA